CTCACCAAATTAAAAGTAATAAAGACTTGAGAGACATGTCTGGTTCCTTCGTGTTGCCGGCTATAACTGTCAATAGATCTTCTGTAGTCAAAGATCCTGCTAGAAAGGGAATATTTTTTGGGAACGTGCCTCCAATCACGGACAGAAAGGGCGGATCTATAACAATTGCAAGAAGAATTAATCAAGACAAAACACAAAAATTTGCCAATGCTGATTCTAACAGAGCGCATAGGCAAGGCACTTTTCCTAGAAAAAATAAGAAGGTTGTATATCAATCCATGTCAATTCCCATGCCTGTTTATGTGGATATAACTTATAAAATTGTTTTGAGAACCGAATATCAACAACAAATGAATGAAATGGTAACTCCATTTATTACAAAAACCGGAGGCATAAATTATTTCCTTTTGAAGAAAGACGAACATAGATTTGAAAGTTTTATACAGCAAGAGTTCGCGCAAGACAATAATGTTTCATCGCTCGAAGCGGACGAAAGAAAGTACCAAACTTCAATTGATATAAAAGTTCTCGGCTACTTGATAGGCGAGGATAAAAATCAAGAAAAGCCAAAAATTGTCATTAGGGAAAATGCGGTTCAAGTTAGATTTCCTAGAGAACGAGTTATTTCTGGAGACATACCTGAACACATCGATAAGAGAGGATTTTATCGAGATTAAGAAGGACTTTCAGTTTTCAACTAACTATTTATTAGAGAATTGATTTTTTATGCTTACGTAAAGGAGATCGTAGAATATGACAGCCAAGAAATTTAAGTTTGTTTCACCGGGTATTTTCATTGATGAGATTGACAACTCGCAATTACCTAATCGCGGCGCCGCAATAGGCCCAGTAGTTATTGGACGTTTGGAACGCGGCCCCGCAATGCGGCCCGTACATGTTAACTCTTTTTCAGAATTTGTTGAAATGTTTGGAAACCCAATGCCAGGTGGCAAGGGTGGTGATGTTTGGAGAGACGGAAATTATACAGCTCCCACGTATGCGGGATACGCTGCTCAAGCTTGGTTAAGAAACAACAGCCCGTTAAATGTTGTAAGACTACTTGGCGTTCAACATTCAAAAGCTTCTGGCAACGGCGTAGCTGGATGGGACATGGGCGATGTATCTGCCGGCAAAGCCGCCGGTGCAGGCGGAGCTTACGGGTTGTTTCTTACAGATGCGTACACCAACGACATGCAGGCTGCCGGCGGCTCCGGGCCGCCCCGGGGGATGGTTACTGGCGCCCTCGCGGCAGTTTGGTATCTTAATAGATACACGTCTATTGAACTTTCTGGCACTGCTCCGTTTTCCGGAACTGTCGCAATAACCGGAACGTCTACTTTTATCGCTACTGGTTCAGGAGGCTCTCATGAGTTTACAGCTCTTATTAGAAGTGGGACCGCTGTGCACGCCGGCGGAAACATGAGTGCTGGTCACGATGCAGCAGTAGAAAAAGTTGTATTCAACTTCAATAGAAATAGTCAAAACTATATTAGAAGAGTTTTTAACACCAATCCAACATTGGTCAACACTACAACTACACAAGCCGGCGCCGCGAAAGGATATTTTTTGGGCCAAACTTATGATCAATTTATTGAAGATACGTTCAAAAATGGAACAGTAAGCGAAGGCATCCTTATGGGTCTTTCTAGTAGAACAAACGACCAAGAATATGCCGGCAATGGACAAGGTATGGCAAATGGCGGAACTGGATGGCTTATTTCACAAGATCTTGGCAACGCCGCCGCTTATAGTCCTGAGAACATGCAAAAATTGTTCAGACTCAGAACTCTAGACGGCGGCGAATGGGCACAGAATAATCTTAAAGTTTCAATTCAAGATGTCATACCGTCTACCAATGATAGCGATCCCTACGGATCGTTTACTGTTGTTCTTCGTAAAATGAATGATACTGATAATGCGCCTAAGTTCGTTGAAGTATTCTCAAATTGCACTATGAACCCAAATTCAACAAATTATGTCGCAAGGAAGATTGGAGACAAATTTAGAACTTGGGACGAGGACATTAAAGCTTATAAAGAGTTTGGAAAATATACAAATATTTCAAGATTTATGTATGTTGAAATGAATGAGGACGTAGACGCCGGCGTAACAGATCCAAGATATATTCCTGTTGGCGTTTATGGTCATAAAAGACCGAAATCAGTTAAGAGCCTCAAGGGGAGCAACAAAACGGGCGTGCCGGCTGCCGCAGGACATATCGGAATAGCCGAGACCAGCCACACGGATGCAGGCACTTCTAACATCGCCTCTGTAGGGGCAAATGCTTTCTTAAAGGGTGGTGAAGATGGCATACTGTTATCTCCCGGAGACGGTGGCTGGTATATGGCTCATGCAACTGGCACCGCCGGCGCCTCCACCGGCGGCGGAGCAAACTTCACAGCTTCCTTCTATTGGCCAACTGTTGCTTTTAGAGAGTCCGGTCTTCAAGGAAAATTGACCTCGCCAAGACGCGCTTATTGGGGCCCGACCACATATCAAAGTGGTACCACAAAGTTTGATCCTAGTGTTCGTGAACCTCTTCGTGCCCTTCCGGAAGCTTTAGGAGCTTTTTCTACGGGTGTTGGACCTTCTTCAGAAGATTCAACTTATACTGAAGATGCGTGGATCTTCACTCTTGAAGATTTGAGTGGAAGCGACACCGGACATGGCGCGCATTACCTATCTGGCAGCCGCCGAGCTGGAACTTCGATTACAGCTGTAAATGATCTTAACAATCTTCTTGAAACTAAGAGACTTAATAAGTTTACGACATTCTTTGCTCATGGATTTGATGGTTTGGACATTACCGAGAAGGAACCGTTTAGAAATTCTGTCATCGATGGAACAGAAGATAACAATTATGTTTATCATTCGGTTCATAGAGCAATCGATGCCCTTCATGATGCTGAAGTAGTTGAATATAATTTGGCAACAATGCCGGGCTTGACAAATACGGCTCTTACTGAACATTTGATTCATACATGTGAAGATCGTGGCGATGCTCTAGCAATCATTGATTTGGAAAATGATTATGTGCCTAGCACTGAAAATCTTTCATCTGAATCAGCTAGACGTGGTTCTGTCGAGTCGGCTGTAAATTCTTTGAGAAACAGAAATATCAATAGCAGCTACGGATGTGCTTACTATCCATGGGTACAGGTTAGAGATTCATTCACTAACGCTATCGTTTGGATGCCGCCGTCTGTTGTTGCTTTGGGTACGATGTCTTTCAGTGAAACACAAAGAGCGCTTTGGTTTGCTCCAGCTGGATTCACAAGAGGCGGACTGACAATGGGTTCTTCTGGGCTTAATGTTGTCGGCGTCCGCCAACATCTCACTTCACAAGATAGAGATAGGCTTTATGCGTCTAATGTCAATCCAATCGCGTCATTCCCAGCTGAAGGAATTGTAATTTTTGGACAAAAGACGCTTCAAGTAACGCCTTCTGCTCTTGATAGAATTAATGTTCGTAGATTACTCATCTTCACGAAAAAGGAAGTATCAAGAATTGCAGCAACAACGTTGTTTGAACAGAACGTTCGTACCACTTGGAACGCTTTCAGCTCTCAAGTCGAAACTTTCCTCAACGATATTAAAGCTGGATTTGGTTTGATGGATTTCAAGGTTGTGCTCGATGAAACGACTACAACTCCCGAAATGATTGATAGAAATATTATGTATGCCAAAGTTTTCCTGAAGCCGGCTAGAGCGATTGAATTTATTGCTCTTGATTTTGTCATAACTGATAGTGGAGCGTCCTTCGCTGATTAATAAAAAAGGAAACAAATTTTAAATTATTTACTATTTAAGATATACTAAGGAGACAGTAAAAAATGGCAGATAAATTTTGGGCAAATAGCGCGTTAGAGCCAAAAAGAAAACATAGATGGCTTCTGTACTTGGGAGGTACGGATATTCCTGTCTTTGTTATTAAGACGGTTAAAAAGCCTGGATTTACAATTAACCCAGCAGAACACCAATTTTTTGGTCATAAGTTTTACTATCCTGGTAATGTTACTTGGGATCCAGTTGACGTAACTTTAGTTGATCCAGTTGATCCTAACGTTTCCAAGCAGCTTATGAAAGCTTTGCAAAGAAGCGGTTATGAAACTCCAGATGTTACCGAAGGCGGCGCGGCCTTTACAACTTCTAAACTTAACGCTACGAAAGTTTTAAACGGTCAAGTTAAGTTGGAACAATTAGGTCCTGATAATGATCCAATCGAAACTTTCAAGCTGTGGAACCCATGGATTACGTCAGTTAAGTTTGGGGATTTGGATTACGCTAGTGACGATATGGTAGAAATCACTATGACAATTCAATATGACTACGCAACACTTTAAATGAGGTAAATAATGTCAGCTAGAAATAATGAGGAACGTCTGGGAATTAAGAATCCGGATGCGGACGCTCCTATTGAGAAACTAAGCGAAAGCGATAGCTTTTCCTTTGTTACCCCCACTGAATTTGTGGACTTACCGTCTAAGGGTAAATTTTATCCGGAAGGGCATCCTCTGAATGGTGCCGAATCAGTAGAAATACGTTATATGACGGCAAAAGATGAAGATATTTTAACTTCGCAAACCCTTTTGAAAAAAGGTATTGCGATTGAACGATTATTACAGAATATAATTGTTGATAAAAGTATTAGAATTGATGAACTTCTTGTTGGCGATAAGAATGCTCTAATTGTAGCAACCAGAATTACTGGATATGGGGAAGATTATGATATCAACATTACATGCCCGGTTTGTAATGCGTCTAATCCACACACAGTTAATTTATCTGAGTTAAAAACAAGTTATGTGGATGATGATTTATTAACAGAGTTCAATATAGATAAAACAGACAATAACACATTTGTTATTACATTGCCGAAATCTAAAGTTAACGTTGAGGTTCGATTATTAAATGGAAGAGACGAGAGACAATTAATGGTCAAAAGCGAACAACGAAAAAAGCATAAATTATTGGAGGCTGTATTAACAGATCAGTTTAAATCTTTTATTGTGTCAGTAAATGGCAACGATCAAGAAAAAACTGTTTCTTCTTTCATCGACAACATGCCGGCTTATGATTCAAGATACTTAAGAAATATATACACAAACATCACACCAAATATTGAAATGCAAGAGTATTTTTCTTGCTTAGAATGTGGCAATACTACGGAGGTTGATGTACCTTTTACGGTACAGTTTTTTTGGCCTAAGTGATGATTACATAGAGCATGTATACGAAACCTTTTTCTTTTTAAAATATCATGGTGGCTGGAGTTTCATCGAGGCCTATAATTTACCAGTCAAAGTTCGAAACTGGTTTGCGAAAAGGTTAATTACTCAGCTTGAGAGCGAACAAAAACAAACAGAAAATTCTAGATCTGGCCGTTAATTGATCAATAATTTTAGTTTCGTAAGACTATTTATTCTGGAAAGGTTTAAGATAATCTTTATAAGGAACAGTTCCAATGGCTGATGACACACGTCCAATCACTCCAGAAGATGTAGCAAACCAAAAAAAATGGCTTAATCTTGCTACACAAACCTTTGACGTTCAAGAAAAGGCTCTCGCTAATCTCGAAAAACAACGCAAAGCTGGGGAAATCACAGTTGAACAATATGACAAACAAATACAGCTACAACAAGATTTTCTTAGCCTGAGTAAAGAAGAAATCGGATCCCTTTTAAAAGAGATAAAACTCCGAAAACTTAAAGTAGATCTTATGAAAAAAGAGGCAGCTCTTTTTGATGATTCTATCAAAGATTTAGATTCATATACTGGCAAAATAACCAAAGCTCTTGGTCTCAGTGGTCAACTTAGCGATACTTTTTCGGGCGGATGGGTTAATGCTGGTTTTGCTCTTGTCGGCTTCGCGAAAAAATTAAAGCAGGTTAATACCGGCATAGACTCAACTACAGCAAAATTTAAAATGGCTCAAAGCGCAGCCATGGGACTATCCAAAGCTGGTGACGCCCTCGCCGGCGCCTTTATAGGTCGATTTGAAAGCGTAGTCAAAGACGCTGATAAGATGCGCTCAGAATTTTATAAAAATACACAAGCCAGTGAAGAAATGGGCGCTGTTATGGTGGGGGCATCAGAAAAATTACAACACATGGGTCTTAATTTTCAATTAGCGGGGAAGGCCGTGCAGGACCTTCGCGCGAATTCCACTGCATTCAAACATGCTAATGAAGACATGCAAGAATCGATGGCAGTAACTGTAGGTGTTTTACAGCAGGCCGGCGTTTCAGGTGAAACATCTGTCAAAACTTTTGATGTTTTAACTAAGGTTTTGGGTCGCGACATACCTTCTGCGACAAAAAGTTTGGCCAAATTTGGTAGCATAGCAGAATCTCTAGATATGTCTATGGAAGATTTTTCGAAATCATTTGTTGAGGCCTCAAAGAAATTAGCATATAATGGCCCCAAGATGGAAAAAGTGTTTATTGGCCTTCAATCACAAGCATATGCGACCGGTGTCTCAATGAGCAGTTTACTTGGCATTGCTGGCCAATTTGATACATTTGAAGGATCAGCTCAAGCTGTTTCGAAATTAAATGGTATATTGGGTGGTCCGTATTTGAATAGTATTGAAATGGTGTACATGTCAGAAGAAAAAAGAATTGAAGCTATGCGTGATTCTATCACAATGTCTGGAAAACAATGGTCTAGTATGAGCAAGTTTGAAAAAATGGCAGTTATGAGTGCCGCTGGGGTCAAAGATTTGGAAGAAGCTAATAGATTATTTGGCACGTCAACAGAAGAATATGAAAAAGCAGAAGCAAAGGCCAAAGCTGCAGCCGAACAACAAAAGAAATTTGAGGAAACTGCTCTGAAGGCTACAGAGATTACAGAAAAATTTAAGCATGCCATGAACGGCCTTGTCATTGCATTTGGTCCTACTTTGAATATGGTAGTCGATCTTGTTGAAGGTTTCTCTAAATGGGTT